CCTTGGGGGCATACCACTTCAGCGCGCCGGAATTGACGGTATGCGCACGCGAAGCACCGAGGGTGCTGACCTCCATCAAATCGACTGTGATAGAGTCAATAAGGGAGATTCGCGTCGCCCCTCTGTCGTTCAGGTCTGTAAGCCCTTTTGCATCGACCACAGATACCCGCCAGCCATCCAGTAAGCCGTGCGCTGATTGCGTCACGATCCTCGCTGGAGCAGACCGATCAATTGTGGCGATCGGAGCAAAGACATTGCCATCCGTCTCAATGCGAATCTGAATGTCCGCTGAGGCCCCGAGGCGCATTGACGGAAGCTTCAGCTTATTCATGCTCATAACCGCGCATCTGCAATGTGTGTATAACATCCTAGAAAATGTGGGTGCAAAGCCCGATCAGGCAATCGGCTGAGCATAGATGTCGTGATCATGCACCCTCATCCATTCTTCATTTCGCGCGCTGCGCTTGATCCCAAATTCGCGCTCGAACTCGGCCAGGGCGGAGGCTGCTCTCTTGGCGTCGAATAGGTCAGAGTCCTGAATACTGTACGCGCGATACAGCATCCACTGCACCAACGACATATGCGTTTCTGGCCTGATTTCCGGTTCGTCGAACTCATCATCCTCCATTGGCTTCTCCGGGAGCCGGCACACTGTCAGCAACAGCGTGTCCGTTGCGGTAGGAGATGGGTAAAGCCGGAGGTGTCCGGCCTGGTAGTCGGTCGCGTAATGCGATGGCGTACCCGATTCAGACTCCCATTGCGCGGAGTGGGCATCGAGGTCGCAAACTCTGACGGGCAACAGTTGATCTGCCCCCGCGCTCATTCGTGCCCGCTTGATGCGGGTTATCCGGTTGTCCAGCTTGACCATCGGATCGCCCGCAGAAACAGGTACTGAGCACATCGGCGCAAAGGATTCAACGAGGAGGTCGCAACGCCGGCACGCTTCGGTCTCTCCTTCGTTGGCGAAGATCGTTGCCAGCGGATCTGATACAAGCGGCGGCAACACCCTATCTCCCGACAATGCCCGATAGGCGCCAATCAACTCTTTGAGCGTCATGGCATCAGGCCCTGCGCGCCTCGGCCAAAACACCTCGTAGCCAAGCCGGCCCCTTCGGGTTAGGGTCTTCAAGTACAGTGAACGGGTACGCCAAGGTGTGATTCGGCCGCATCTGATTGAACTCCTGGATTCCGACCCGCTCGTCCAGCCTTTGCCGGTACGTGGTGCGCTTTGAGCGCGCCAGCGCCTCTACATAGCAACGCCTGACCCACTGCGGCACCCCGCGCAGAAACCGCTGGACGCGACCATTGACCCATGTCTCGACAATCTCGCTGTCCGCTTCGTCGGAAGACTCCAGCACGATCACGTTGATTTTTTCTGCCATGAACCTTTCGATATCGATCTTATCCCCCGTCAAAACAGAGTCGATCACCTCGATAGCTCCCGGGTTCACGCCGATGTCGTCAACACTGAATGCCGGCGTTGCCCCCAGATATTGCTCGGCGGCTTCAGTTCGTCCGCGTGCTCCTGCTGCCATTGTGCTGCCTCCAGTGAATTCAGAAAGAGGCGCCCGAAGGCGCCGCTTTGGGTTGCTTGTCAATTAGCCGTATGCGCGCCAGTAGCAAGTCTTGCTGGCAAGAATAGCCGCGAGCGTCGCGTTCTGCAGGATGCGAAATCCCTTGTCATCAACGACAATAGCAAGCGCAGTCGTATCCAGTGTTCTCGTGCCGGCAGCGATTGTCTTCAGGCACTCCGATGTCGTCATGCCTTCTTGCCACTCAACCTTAATCCGGTCGGTGATGTTCTCCCACTCAACAAAACGCGGCCGGAAGCCTGTCTCGACGCGCGTGTAGTCGGCCGCCGTGATCGCCGTTGCGTCATAAACGATCTTGCCAACGGCAAAACTGCCAACGGTCGTCTGATCGTTAGTCACGGTCCGAGTCTGCCCAGCAGTGTTATCAGCCATATCAAATTCCTTTCGTGCTTACTCGGGAACCACAAAAGCGCCCGGGCATTGGTTCAATCAGGTGGATTACGCCAGGTCGCTGACGCCGGCTTCGATGACCGCCAGCCAGCCTTCGTTCAGGATCTTGCAGGCGAAGTAGAACTTGGCGCCGACAAACCCACGCTGGCCAAGCGGGTCAGACTTCGACTTTTCACCAGGCGGAATCCACGTCGGGTCCATCGCGTTGTCCCCGCGCAAGGCCAGTTGGCCCCACGCATCTTCCCCGCAAATGATGAACGGATAGACATCCACCTTGGTGCCGGACGAATAGAGTCCGGTAGAGCCCGTCAGAGCGCCCGAGTCGGTATACGGGGCAAGCTCAGGCGACGTGATGAATCGGAAGTTCTCGACGCTGCCGATTTCGTTTTCGTTGACCACCTTGCGCTGTCCGTACTCGCTGACATGAACAAATCCCGCCAGGTCGCGCACGTCAGCCTCGCCGTCGGTATGAACGAAGACGAGATACGAAGACTCAACCGGAAGCGTTCCGATGTTGATTGACGGCGCCAAAATGCCGGTGATCTTCTTCGCGTGGTTCGCCTGAAGGGTGCGCGACGCCTTGCGAAGCACCTTGAGCGTCAGTTTCTCGTCGACCGTGCCACGCGTCGTGCCGCCGCTGTAGAAAACGTTGGTCCCTGCCTTTACGATTCCATAGCGCACCATCTCGCGAATCAGGCCAACGCGCTCGCCACACTGCTTTTTCAGTTCTGCAGGAACGTCGTCCTCATACAGGTCGTTGGCCTGGTCACTGAGCTGATACAGGCATCCGTACTGCGACAGGCTGACCTCGACATCATCCGGGACGAGCGTATCTGCCGTAGGCGCCGTTCCTTCCGTCAGGAGGTGCGCCGTAGCATCGACAATCGGCCGGTTCTTGGTGTTTTCGTTGGTCGCAAGCGCGCCGAACGGGCGGTAACGACGCATTGAAACGGTTTTTCCTTTGTTCTTCGGAACGGACTTTTGCATTCCGGTAATGCCGAGGACTTCGATGGGGATTGAATGGGCGAGTATTTCGCCCTTGAGTTTGCCAATCCGTTGAGGTGGAGAGGCGAGAGTAAATGCCGACATTGGTTAGTGCCTCGCTGAGTAATTGCCCGGATTACGAACTGAATCGAACCCGGCCTGCATTGCATCCATTTCGGTCGCAGCGTGATGCACCCTTGACGATCTGCTGTCCGGGGTCAAGGCTGCTTCCAGCCTAGTTTTGCTTTTTGTGGTGCGCTCCGTAGCGGCCTTGCGCGCTGCCTCGAACTTGTCAATCACCTGAGAGAACACAGACGCATCCCACGTCGTGTTGTATGTCTCACGTAAATCTTCGGGCTGCGTCTCGAGCCACTTTTGGAAATCCCCAGAAGCTATGGTTTCACGCCATTTCGGGCGCGTTGCATCCATGACTGCCAGCGCGACGGTTTGGTTGATCACCGTTGGATCAACCTGCGTCTGCTGCTGACCAGCGTTCTGCTGGTACTGCTGCAGAACCTCTTGCGCGATCTTCCTGGCTTTCCGCTCTACGGCCGGAGAAAACTCCGGGAACATGTCTTCTATTTCGCTGAGGTCGACATCTGCTTCTTCGGCGCCGGAATCGGTATTGGCGGACGCTGTCGGCGCCGGCCGTTGTTGATTGGTTGCCAGTTGCTGCAGAGTACGGTTCAACTCGCCGATCTTGCCGTGAGCTTTTGAAAGCTGGTCCTCGATTGCGCCAATCTTGGAAGCGCGTTCCAGCAGAGATCTGATTTCGCTTTCGGTCAGCCCGGCGAATTTAGCCTCTTCTTCCGGCTTGTCGCCCTCGTCGGCTTGATCATTCTCATCAACGGCGTTGGTTTCTGCATCAGCATGCGGAGAAGCTTCCTCATACTCTGCGCCGGGATTGCGAACGCTATCGAAACCGGCCAGCATGGCCGCGCTTTCCTGTTCCTGATTAACTCGTTCTTCAGCTTCAGTCATTATTTGATCACCACAAAAACAGGCGTTTTAGCCTGGTCCATCTAGGCGGAGGGGCATGCTTCTACTACTCGTCCGCCACTATCTCCGGGGCTGTTTCCAGCGCCAGAATGTCTTTCATTGCTGCAATGGTTCCGCGGATCGTGCAGGTTTCTTCCATCGATAAAGCGCTGTCATTCCTGCGCCTCAACGTTTCCAACCGCCGCCCCACATAACTTTTAACAGCAAACCATGATTGACTATTGAAATCAATATCGAGCATGTGCAGCCTTGAACTCCTTTAATAGTCCGACGATGAGATTGATGCTTCCTTGTCTTCTCACGTACGTTTCCAGTACATGGTCATCCAGGTCCACATCTGACACGTTGTCACGTTTCGATAACCATGCGCGAAACATTTGCTTA